AGATAACTGGTGGGGTGGATGGAATATCAAACAATGGGAACTGCTTGAACACAGCCCCGTTGGATTGCCATCGAACAGAGAGGCGATGCGTACAGACGGCCTGAAGTCTATGTTCCGTGAGTATGCGGACAAGATCTTTGAAGGCCCGTCCCCAGTATTGCGGAAGCTGTTTGAAGAGTTCGAACACAAAGGGGCGCCACTGACGGTGCCTGTGAACATCACGCTGACGAACGAGACGGATCTGCGAACAGCGATCCGTAATGGCGTTTCTGATGCACTAAAGGAAGGCGGAGCAGCAGCGGTGGAGATGACATGTACCACGAAGGCCGACAGTCCGTGTGATAAAGCACATGAACTGAAGACCTTTGAGGACGTTCGATTGGCAGCGGCGGCGGGGGTTCTTCCTGTTGACAAAGCCTTTGAAATGACGGGAGAGCTAGTCGACGGATACAAGGCTGCTATCGCAGAGAAGGATGCTGCGCTGGCAACGGCAGAAGGAAGAATCCAAGGTCTACAGAATGAGCTCGTAAAGCTCAGTGCTGGGGTCGTGGACAAATTGGGATAACGAGGTGAGCAATATGGCGCGAGATTTTAGCCAAATGTCCCCAGAAGAACAGGACATGATCCTACAGGGAGCAAAGATTCTGTTAGCCGGGGAAACAAAGGACGCCGCCGAGCCGGAGATTCCTGCAGAGGTGCAGGCGTTTTTGGATGAAAAGGGATTGACGATCGAGATGAAGCAACCATCGATCCCTGGTGCAGTAGACACGGCAACAGCCGTTCGTACTCCTGCAGAGACTGAGTTGAATGGCATTGGTCCACAAATGGCGAAGACGCCTGCTGGCCCTGCTATCATTCACGAATCGACAAAGCGTAAGATTGGCGACTTCATGATTGTTAATGCAGTCGGTATCTTGTCGCAGGGTAAAGACTACGAGCACTTCCTTGACTCCGGACTCGAGATGGACGTACTTAAATCACAGAAGTCGTTCGAGAGAGAACCAAGTCCAGAGATCAAGAAGGAAATCGAGGAACGAATGCAGCAATTGAAAGACCTGAACTTGGGGTCTGAAGTTGCTGGTGGGTTCTTCATTCCTGAAGAAGTCAACACGGCGATGATTAAGAATCTCCGTGGCCAAGAGATTTGGATGAATATGGGTGTCAACTATCTGCCCAATTCACCAAAGTATCAGTCTTGGCCGAAGGAAGGCGACGACCCGAATATCACGTGGACTGGTGACACTCCGACGAGCGACATCGGAACCACAGACATGGAGTACGGCGAAGTAACGCTGTCCCTCCATCAGATGGCGTGTCTCGTCCAGATTCGATTGAACCTGCTCAAGTACGCTCGAATGAACGTCGAGACGATGGTGCGACGTCAGATTGTTGACTCAATGGCCGTCGAGCAGACGAAGGTTGGATTGCGCGGAACTGGTGGAAAGCAGCCTTTGGGCATGTTCAATCTTCCGTCGATGGTTCCGTACACGACCGATCTTTCGTCCGCGATCCCGACATTCAACAACCTTCTCGACCTGCAGAGCGCAATTAGAGCTCGTGACGGTATTGTTGACGCCACCCGCAGCGCGTGGGTTATGTCCGAGACATACCTGAACCTCTTCAAGAAGTCGAAGACGGGTATTGCTCAGTACGACTACATCACTGATCTCACTGACATGCCACCGAACCGAATCCTCGGTCTCCCGGTGTATACATCGTCTCAGATCCGAACTGACTTGGGCACGGGCTCAGACTCGCGCTTGATGCTGGTCGGTGACAAGAACCAGATCATGTTGGCAGACGGCGGACAAACCGAGATCACGATTCTCAGGGAACTCTTCGCACGCCAGTTCCAGATTGGTATTCTGGCATCCCGAGAAATCGACTTTGGCGTCCAGCAAGAGAAGCAACTACAGTTCCTCACGGGCATTAAGGCTTCGTAGGAAAAGGATAGGTGAGACAAAATGGGTGTGGACTTTACACGCGATTTCAACAGTAAGTTTTACCTTACTCCATTGCTGGCGACAGCGGTTCATGCTGGATCTGCGTCAGAGGCTGATGGTACGGCGAAGCTAACGTGGGGATGCCGCGGTGGTGCGGCCATCGTGGAGATTGGCAATGTTGATACCGCCACATGCGTTATCTTCTTGACTTTCCAGACTTCTCCAGACAACTCAACGTGGTCGGATGTAACTCCTATCGGCTACTCGTCTGCAGACATCGAGATCACTGCGACAGCGGCTCTTGGCGAAGACAACACGATTGCCTTCTCCCTCGACGAGTTGAACGAAGGTGGCTACGTACGTGTGCAGTGGCGCGTTACCAACGGTAAGAACGCAACGGTATTTGGCGTGAACTTCGTTGGCTTCCGCGGTGTCGCTCAACCGCCTCTCAAGAAGTGGCGCGAGGGTGTAGCTTACATTGTCGACGATGTCATCCAGAACGATGGGTTCTACTTCAAGTGTACCACGGCGTTTACGCAGGCATTGGCAGACGCAGAGGTTACAGCCGACTCGTTCCTGTCTGAGCCTGGAGTTGGCGCATCTACGGGCACGTACTGGGAGATCTACAAGGGCGCAGCTCTCTAGGAGGATGGCATGGGATGGCCTACTGCGAGTGAAATTGGAATTGCTACTCGGATCACGTTGACCGAAGCTCCGACTTCTACATGGAAGACGAGCTACGGCTTCGACGTGTCCGCTATGTTGACGGAAGTTATCGCAGATATTGCCGCCTATTGTCGTCGGCCTTTTGGCTTCGACCAACAGACGTTGACTCAAACATACGATGGGGGGCGTTACATGCTGATGGTGAGTAACCCCCCCATCATTTCTGTCACGTCGCTCACTGACAACTACACAGACGAAGTGCTAGACCCTACGACCACGACGCCTGAGTATTGGGTTTACGACCGCTATGTGAGGATCCCACGGCCTACTACTGGAAGGATACAGGTCAAGGATCGAACGCCTCAGTTGTACGACATGATCTACGTTGGTGGATACGACGACGCAGGAACGCCACTGCCGGCAGATGTCAAAGAAGTGTGTGCTGAGATGTGCGCTCGAACGCTACTGCGTGTTGACCAACAGTACAGGGTGTACGACAACGTTGAACAGTTCGTCGACGGTGAGGCTGAATCAGTCTTTGCCAACAAAGAGAAGTTCTTCGCAGATCAGTACGCGAAGCTGGCACGGAACGGAAGGGTAATGGCGGTGACTCGATAATGGTTGGCGGGAATAAGCAATTCTCATTCTTCCGTCAAACAGTGACGCTCAATGCAGCCAGGGAGCAAGTGGCTGGGTACGACGAAGACAACCCTGTCTACGAGGATGTATGGTGCAGGAAGACGCAGAGGGTGCGACAGGACATGATCGAGGTTAAGTGGTCCGACTACGCGAATCCGTTGGTGGAAGAATTCTTGCTGATAGTTCCGTTCGGAATAGAAGTGCAGGAGAGAGACTTGGCAAAGCAACTGGACACAGGACACGACTACTTGATCCTTGGAGTGGAAGACACTTCAGGTATGGAGCGGTCGTATCAATGCCCGATTGTTAGGGTAGCGAACGTGACGAAGGTGACGACATAATGGCACTTCCACACATAGTCCCATCAGGAAGCAGTAGGTATAACGTAGGCGGTAGCGTCGTTCAATTCGATCCAACGTACTTTACCGGAGTGGTAATGGATAGCGTTGAAAAACGTCTTGATGCTTGCGGGAAACTATTCGTTGAGATGGCGAAGGCGAACTTTGTCTTCGCGTATCCTCCGCATTCTATGGATTGGGACTTCCCTCATTACAACCCGGACGGCGAGACAATGAAGAACCACATCAATTACAAGGTGTTCATCACCGGGACTGATATCTTCATGCGTGCCGGAATGATTGATGACGACCTGCCGGGAAGAATGAGCAACACTGGCAAAAATCCAGGATATCCAGCGTTATTGGAAACTGGGACAAGCAAGATGGCACCTCGTCCGTGGTTGACGATCACGACAGATGAAGTGTGGCTTGACTGGGGAGCAATCTTGACAGGGATGGAGTCACTATGAATGCAGCATTCTTAGGTCCGTTCACAGTAGAACTGACAGCCGCGATGGTGGATTCAGGCGTATCTAGGAATACGAACCTGTTGGCACTTGTCGGTGAGAGAATCTACACGACACGGCCACAAGAGGCGTCGGCTGGATTTGTTGTACTGGACATCCCTTTCGGGGGACGACCTCCAGCGTACGTGCATGGATCTGATGGGGATGCTGTAGGAAATTGGTCAAGGTTTCAGATAACTGGATGGTCGCCAGTGAAGTACACGGCCACGCAGATAATGGACGCAGCAATTCAGGCAATTGACGGTCGAGACATTTGTGTCTCTGAATCCTGGGGGACGGTTAGGTTAATGCAGGTGTTGGCTCCTCAAAGCACGACTGACATGATTTCAGAGCAGTTGATGTACGGAGTCTTCGCGAGGTACGAAGTCCTATTTTGCTAGGATAAAGGGAGGACAAGATGGCTCTAAGCCAAGGCTATAATGCGATATTCGTTTGGGACACAGATCATGTAGTCCAGACGAATGCAGACATTACGATGGACGTCTCGCGTGCGACAATCGACGTCACGACACACGGCAGCGCGAGCTTGCCGTTTCGGTCATTCAAATTAGGGTTGGTGGATCCGCAAGACATCACTCTTCCGATCTTCTGGGATTACACACGAGCAGAGATTGGCGAGATGGTATCGGCGTTGTTCTGCGAGACAGAAACGAAATGCGAGTTTGAAGATGCGGCTGGCACTGCCAATCCGTTCTTCAACGGTAACTGTCTTGTAACCAAGATCTCTCCGACTGGACGAATGGAGAACGAGATGCAGATCGTCAACGTGACGTTCCGCGTAACTGGAGTCCCCACGGAAATCTTGGGCTACAACCCGTAGAGGTAGGTGAGACACGATGGCACTGGTACATGGATATCTGATGGGTCTGTTCCTGTCCGAGAAGGTATTGCTGGATGGTGAAGCAGCCGAGGAAGTACATCAGCTTGCTGGCACGGAAGGTGTGAGTGGCCAATTCAGTAACGTCTTGTCTCTTGACTCGTGGGATCTTACCGAAGGGGCAGGATCAATCGATTGGGGAGCGAATATAGGATACAACGAACTGTCTGGTGGATGCTCGATCACTGCAACAGCAGCGGTCGACACGTACATGGGGCAGGAAGTTACGTATTCTGTTGCGCTTGCTGAAGAGAAGAAGCTGTCTTTGTCGTTGTGGGCCAAGCTCACATCTGGCAAGGAAGCGACTCTTACTGTGACGTTCAAGAATGCAGCGGGCGCGACGATCGGCACACCAGATGTGCTGACGATGGTTTCTGATCAGACTGGATACGGCGACGAGGAATGGGGTTATTGGTCTTTGTACTTGACGATGCCAGTCCTCACGAAGTCGTACGAGTTTGTTATCGCTCCCACGTCGGCTCAGACGATGTATATCGACGATGTGCGTGCT